TAATAATCGTGTGCTCTGTCAGCCCTGGCCCTTGGAGCGTTTCGGCAAAGGAGAACGAAGCGGCTTCATTAACGATTTTCCACGATGGCTTAGATGCAGGATCAAGACCGCGCCAAACACTGCCAACGCCATTCAAGCTATTTGTTGTCGTGACCAAGCTCATTGGAGCAAGTGGGCCATCTGGAGCGACGTTAGTTCCAGCAGCTGTGTACTCATAACCCGTTCTGTACCGATACGAGTTGATGACCTCGTTGACCTTGGTCTTTGTGGTCGTGGTGGATTTGAGTGTGCCCTGTTGAAAGTTAGGCACGACTGGAATGGACTTAGCTTCTGGAGCAGCAAGCGCGATGACGCACAGCACGCCCCAAGAAATCCAAATGCCTGTCCACATCACTTGATGGTGAGTTCCGAGGTCAGCTGTCCGATTGCCAAGGTGTTAGCTCCACCAGCCGTGATGGTCATGGTGCCATCTGAAGCGATGGTGCCTGCAAGGTCGCCTGCAGTTCCAGAAGCGGTGGAAACGATGCTGCCAAAGTTGGGGACAGTGCCAGTTGTCACTGCTGATGTTGGAACGGCATCGCCTTGTGTGTAGCTTTGGCTAAACGAGAATGCTTCGCCAGGTGTGTCTTGAGTGGCTGCAATCGTGCCTGGAGCGTAAACACCGCTGGTAATTGTTCCAGCTGAAATGGTGTTAGCAGTTGACCCGTCAGTAGTATCCACCCCAGAACCTGAGATTGAAAAACTACTCCCAATCCTGTCTGCGCTTGTTACAGCGCCACCAACCTGCAGAGAGATTGAAGACATGATTTTGTGGGTCAGATCAGCACGAGCTGGCAAGGTTGAGGCCAGTGTGATGCCCAATACCAAAAGTGTGCGGATCATTTGATGCCAGCTTTGGTGTCTTTGTTGTCCACAATAGTCGGCTTCTTATTTCCATTGCCATTGCTCTTCCGCTCGATACCAAACGAGGCCATTGCACCTGTCAAAAGTGACGCCACGAACGTATTGTCCATCTTCATTTGAGGGAAGATGCCCAGATACGAAGCGGTTAGCAGTGCAGCGCTCCAAGCCAAGACCAAAGCCTTGATGATGTCTGCCATGCAGACGCCTTCCTTTTCGTGCTGATCTTCAGGATTGGAAGCCATAGCAGAACAGAGCTACTGTTACAGGGTAACGAAGTCAGGCAAATGCTTCTAATCCTCAAGCCGATCTTGATGACCGCCTGGAAATCACGGGCATTTAAAGAGTTGATTGTGGCGATGCTGGAGCGGATCGTTACTCGCACCGACAACGATTTGGATGATCTTGCAGTCAAGCATCTGAAAGATTTGCTGCTGCCTGACACTAGAGTTGAAAAGTAGGTGGCGTCCGGCATTATCCAAGTGACCTTGCTGTTGCTAGCCATGGGTCTTGCCCTACTACCGTTTTTCCAGTTTTTCCGTGGTACGCCCCACCAGCTGGCTGCGATTAAACAACTTGAGGAGTCAATGCCGCCGGAACTATTGGAGGAGCACGAAGCTGATTGGTTTCAGGCGTGGAAGGAGAGTGGATACGACCAGCAAGTCTTCATGCCCTACTTCAAGCAACTCGACAACAAGACTGGAACGGGCTATCGCGAGTGCTTCAGTTCAGCAGCAGCCATGGTGGCGGCCTATTACAAGAAAGTTCGTACAGATGATGAATACAACAAGATCCGCGCCAAGTTCGGAGACACCACGTCAGTAGAGGCTCAGCTGGCAGCGTTGCGCAGTCTGGGCTTAGAAGCTGAGTTCAGGAAAGACGGTGACGCTGACATGGTGGAACTAGAGATCGAAGCTGGCAGACCAGTGTTGGTTGGCTGGTTGCACGCAGGTAACATGCTTCGTGGTGAACCACCTATGTGCAGTGGCATGGGTTGTGGTCATTGGAGCGTGATCAGTGGTTACGCGGGTAAAAACAGCAACGATCCAGAGTGGATCATGCAGGATCCTCGTGGCTATCCCGAAATGGAGAAGGGTGGTCATAGCAATCCGCATCTGGGACGTAACGTTCGAGTAAGGCAAGCTGCGTTTTATCAGCGTTGGCAGGCGGAAGGACCTGGAACGGGATGGGTGATCCTTGTTAATGAGTAATTTTTATTGGTTGTGGGCATATATCAGTGCTTTTTGGACCACGGTTGTCGTGCAATGCGCTAAGCCAGTGAACTGGGACCAGTGCTCACGGGTCAATGACTGGTTGGTGCCATGGGTGCGAGACGTAACTGAGATGTACCAGAAGGGGGCGTATCACGCAGAAAAGAGCGTTTTGAAGCAGGATCAGTAGGATTGATTTTTGCGGCTTAGGGATGGCAGTTCTGTGTGATTGGGAGATCCGGGCTCGTTGCGAGAAGGGTCAGATGGTCGTTCCATTCAATGCAGAGCTGTTGAATCCAGCAAGTTTGGATTTGCGCTTAGGGGATCATCTGATGATCGAAAGCATCTACAGCCCTGAGTTGATTCGCATCGACATCTCAAGCAGGACAGAGGATGAGCCGTTCATGCTTCAGTCCGGCGAGTTTTGCTTGGCTGAGACACTTGAGTTGTTTAACCTGCCCGAAGACATCAGCTGTCAATTTGTACTCAAGTCAAGCCGCGCACGATCTGGTCTTAATCACTTGCTTGCTGGCTGGTGCGATCCAGGCTGGCACGGAAGCAAGCTAACGCTCGAATTGAAGAATGAACGGTTGCATCATGCGTTGCCGCTGTATCCGGGCTTGAAGATTGGTCAGATGGTGTTTCACGCGATGTCTAACGTCCCAATGCATAGCTATGCCGAGACAGGTCATTACAACAACCACTTGACAGTCATGCCGTCCGTGGCATGAATTGAGAAATACCTTCGAGGCTATGGGCTGGGCAGACTGGATGGTCGTCAACCAAAGCCTTGAAGAGGAGTTGGAATTGGAGCGTAACGTTCGAGACGTTCAGGGTTGCTCTGATGAGAGCGCCTTAAAAGCGTTATGCGTGTCATTGGTGCGAACCAACTGGCATCAGGCCAAACTGCTTAGACAAGCAGTAGGTCACATTGGTGAGCTAGACGCGTCGATGGTTTCGTCTGACTGATTGACTTTGGAACGGCGGTTTCTTGCTCTGCCTTCAAGTCTGGCGTCTACAGCGTCTTGCCACTTTTGCTTGTCGTTGACTAGGGCTTCGCAATAGGCTTCTTCTTTCGTATTTTCTGCAAGATAGTCGTAGACCAGTTGACGGATCAGAGCTGATGGTTTGATGCCTTGAGCATCAGCCTCTTGCATGAAGAGTTCACCACGAAAGGGCTCAAGTAGGACTTGGATATATACCCGGTTGCCGTGCTTTGTAGCCATCGGCTTTAAAATACTAGACGAATGTTACCATGTTATCGAGTCGTCAACCTTTTTCTTCCACGCAGTTGCTTGAGCAGAGCGTGCATTGGTGCGTTGACGACGAGAGCCTTTTCTGACTTCTCTGGCCCCTTCTAGGAACATTGCAGCTCGTTGTAAGTCAGCTGTTGTGGCTAGTTGAATTGCTTTGTTGAGACGCTCCATGATGATCTGACGCCCCGATTTCGGTTGCGGCATGATTCATCGCGCCAGCAAGGGTTTGGTGGAACGTTAGCGCGTAAGACTCGGTTAGCACAATCCATTCAACATTGTGCCGAAAGATTTGTACGTTCATTTGTCACTGTTAAAGATATGATGCAGTCGTTTGAACTCGTGAATTGGTGTTGCAGTGAGGATGCTGACTTCAACGTTGCAGCGTAGTGCGTTGATAATTTGCCGCTCCATGTAGTCCATGTTGGATTCGTAAGTCACTTGTTCGACGCTGAGAGGTTTGTCGTCTAGGTCAAACGAAGTGAATCGCGTTATCGCAAGCGGAAAGTTCTCGTCTTCAATCTGACAATACTGAAGATGCACTGATTTAGTTCCCATGTTTTGGGCTGAAGAGTTCGTTGAAGACTGTTGCGACAAGGCTTTCAGCCTGTTGTCTATCCAGACCATAGCTGGAGCGACGACGAACCTTCGTAACAGCTTTATGAAAATCACTGGTTGTAAGTCCGAAGTGATTGGGCGGTTGAGACAGGCGTTCACGGATCAATTCTGACCTGTGAAGACCTTTTTCCTTGGCTTCAGCAGAGAGTCTTTCGATCAGCTCTTCTGGAAGGAGGGTTTTGATTTCTTTCATGGGGAGATGTTACTTACGCTTTGGGCGTTTTTTAGTTTTTCGAGACGCTTTGACACGCGGTTTGTCAGGTCTGGACTGAATGCGAGCAATGGTCTCGTGATAGCCGGGTGGTTCTGGTACGCCTGAGCGCTCCAAAATCTTGGTCCAGTTCATCCCTCACGCGCGTATAGATGTCCAGGGTGTCCAGGGCGCTCCAAAAGCTAGTGATAGCAATGGATCAGACCCTGGACACAGGGGGTGGACAGGTTAGATGTGTCCAGCCTCTTCGTTAGACAGGTCAATCTCAACCGCTCCATCAAACAGACCCTGGACACCTCTTGATTGTCCAGGGGTAGTGTCCAGGGGTAGATCCCGCTCCATGACTGGTTTTATTGGAACGGTGGACACTCTCTCTCCCTCTCCACGTGCGAGGACTGCTGTCCAGCTCTTAGCTTGAGATTTTTTTGGAGCGTTTGAGACGATCAAGCCCCGCTTCTCAAGTCGTTGAAGTGATTTGTGGATCGCAGCTGGTTTGCCGTCGATCAGCGGATCACAGACCAGATCATCCTTGGAGCGTGACTCGGGATAGACGACGCGGAGCTTCTGGAGAACACGATCAGTGACGGAAGCCGGGGAGGTGTTGGTTTCGTCTACTTCAGGGGTGAAGTCAGAGATGGTGAAGGAGAGGTCGTCTTGCATCTGCATGACGAGCTGAGTGCCCATCCGACCAGAGCGTGACTTCTCGATGGTGATGAGGCGGCTGTGAGCGCCTACAACGCCACGTTCCTCGTCAGTGGGCTTACGGAGCGCCCAGGTCTCGTCAACGGCGTCCCTGATGGCTGAGGTGCCTCTGAAGCCACCGTTCTTGTTGGCGTGGTGAACGATAAGGATGGTGGCCTTAGGGAAGAGGACACCGTTGTTCTTGGTCAACCAGTAGAGCGGGGTTGCGAAGTCAGACTTGTTCTCGTCAAAGGCTCGACCACCAGAGCAGCCGATCAGGGAGTCGATGACCACCAGCTTGGGCTCGTGTTTTTTCATCAGCTTGATGAACTGGGCATAGCGTTGAAGCTGCCAGTCCGTTTGGATCATGCTGTCTTTGGTGATGGGAAAGTCCACCTCTTGCAGCTGCTCTTTGAGCTGAACAAGAGGCTGGTCGCCATTCAGGAGAACAACAGGACCCTTTTGCACTGGAACGTGGTTTCCACGGACGACAAAAGGTTTGCCGGTTGCGATGTGCTTAGCGAGAGCCCAAGCAGACATGGATTTACCGTCACCACCAGCGCCATAGATCAAGACGACAGAGGGGTGAGGCAGGACATCAGGGATGAGATATTCACGCTCAGTTTCGGTCTCCATCAACTCCTGAATGCTCATGATGTCCTTGGCCTCTTCAAATGAAAGCTGGTCAACGATCAGCTTTTCGAGAGCAGTTTGATCGCGGTAGCCAGCCTGAAGAGCAAGGGTATTGAGCTTGTAGTTGACCTCAGCAGGATTATCGAGATCAAGAATCTTTTTGGCGCGGCGGATGACTTCATCAAAATCCAGGGTTGCCTGCCGGATCTCAGTTACAACTTTGGCTTCTGCGGATTCAACGATTTTTTTAGTGTCTTCTGAAAATCGTTTCCGCTTTGGGTCCTCCCGGTCTGCCAACCAGATCAGGCTGCCGAGGCCAACGCCATTGCCTTTGAATGAATACCAAACCTCTTCACAGGGGTTGGAGTCTTCCCATTCAGAAGCGTAATCAGGATCCTGACAGGACCAAGAGGCCCAGAGGTGAAGACCCATGTCGGTGGGCAACGCAGAATGGATTGCCATTCCGATCTTGACCCAGTGCTCACGAGTGCCCTTCCCTTGGGGCGAGATCACCGAAAGGCATTCAAAGATGATCTGTTGGACCTCATCTTGAGTTCGATCGGTAAAGTCCAACTCTTTTTTGTTGATGGTGCGGGGAGGTTGTTTCATCTCCGCCAGCAACCAGTCTGGAGCTGTAGGGATGTCAGCGAGATCGCCGTCTAAAAGATATTGACCGGGTTTGGATACTTTGCCGCCTGGGTAAGCGCCAAAGACAACGCCTTGGCGTCCCCAGAGGATCTCGTAGTCTCCACCGTCTTCCTTACGGAGCCCATGACCCTTTACGTCGGCCCACAGTTCTTCAGGGACACGGAAGAGGTACTTGGCTGCGTTGGCCTTAGTGGAAGTAATTATTGGAGCGCCATCGAGCGAGGAGCCCCATGCCTTCAGGTACTTGGAGAGGTTCCGGTCAACGTCAAGGATGACGATGCCATTGCCACGGATGCCGGTGAAGACACCAACAGCTTTGAGGTCAGAGTTGCGTTGGACCGCGAGAGCTACATCGGCAGGTCCGAACTTCTGTTCGTAGCTGGCCTCTAAGGGGTTCTTGCCAGTGGCTGGCTTACCGGAAACCATCCGGGTGCCTTTGGCATATATCGGGGCATATACCAGTCCTTCTGGAAGTGCCTTGACGAACTGATCGAAGTTCATGTAAGATTGGAACGGAATGTAAAACAA